GCCGGTCGCAATGTTTACATGAGTGCAAAGTTAGAAAAGTCAGCTGACGAACTGGGAAGAATGCTCTACAACCCTGGAATGCCTGGCAAAAGCCTGACGCAAGGATTGCCTTATTTTTTCGACGAGGTGCTGGCCTTGCGCGTTGAGAAAGATGGCGAAGGCAATACGCAACGCGCTTTGATGACAGACGGCGATGGACTGTGGCTGGCAAAGGATCGCAGCGGCAAACTGGACGGCTGGGAAACGCCTGATTTGAGCGCGATTATTGAAAAGATTGCGGCAAAAGCATGAGCGACCTCAAAAGCTTAAGCGCCGACTGGTTACGTTTTAAGATCGACGAGGAAAAGGCCACAACAGAGCGTCGCAAGATTGAAGATCAAATGGTCAAACTGCTGGCCATTCCTGATAATTTTGAAGGCACCGAGACCGCCGAACCGGAAGGCTTTGTAGTCAAAGTTTCTGGTCGGATTGACCGCAAAGTTGATTCAAATAAATTGCAAGAGCTTGCGCTTGAATCTGGTCTGTCTGATCAATTGCCAAATCTGTTTCGTTGGAAACCAGAAGTAAACATGGCTGCTTGGAAAGCTGCCGACAAAAGTATTACCCAGCTGCTTGCTGGTGCAATAACAGCTAAACCTGGCAGATCCACTTTTAAAATCACAATAAAGGAATAAACATGAAATTGTCAGAAGAATTTATAGCAACGGAAATGCCGGCAGCAACCAACAATTTTGAGCCATTGCCGGCCGGTGATTACACTGCAAATATCACTCAATCAGAGATAAAAAAGACGAACGATGGAACTGGCGAATACATCAAAATGCGCCTTGACATCACCGGTCCAACCTATCAGGGACGCGTCGTTTTTTCTAATCTTAATATTAAAAACGCTAGCCTAAAAGCGGAGGAAATTGGCAGGGCGCAGCTTGGCGAAATCATGCGCGCACTCGGACTGCCTAAGTTGCGGGACACCGATGAGATGATCGGCGGCCACATTGGCATCAAACTGTCCATTCGGCCGCCACGCACAGACGAGAAGACTGGGCGCACTTACGAGGCAAGCAACGAAGTCCGCGGATATAAAAGCCTTAACGCAGCTCCGTTGGCAACATTTAGCAAGCCCAAACCAGCGCAAGCAGAGCTCAAAAACGGCAAAACCGCGCCGCCCTGGGCAAACAAAAGTTAAAAAAATGCTCCAGCTGGGTTCCAGACTGGGGCAATTTTTAAAGGAAATAAAAAATGATTATATCGGGATTAAACAACGATATACAAAATCTGATTGATAATGCACACGAATCAAAACCAGACTTGCCCAGGGCGCACTTGGGAGCTAGTGCGCTGGGACACCCTTGCGACCGTTGGCTGTGGCTGTCTTTCCGGTGGGCAGTCCAGCAAAAGTTTACAGGTCGCATCCTGCGCTTGTTTAGACGAGGCCAGAACGAGGAGGCCACCATTGTCAGCGACCTTCGCGCCATTGGGATGGATGTGCGGAAGGATTCATCTCAGCATCGGGTAGACTTCAAAAGCCACGTTTCTGGAAGCCTTGATGCCATTATTGATTCTGGCGTTCCTGAAGCCCCCAAGTCTAAGCATATCGCCGAGTTTAAGACCCACTCTAAAAAATCTTTTGACGCGCTAGTCAAAGATGGCGTTGAAAAGTCAAAGCCAGAGCACTTTATTCAGATGCAGGTTTATATGGCCGGAACCAAGATTGACCGCGCTTTGTACGTGTCTGTCTGCAAAGACGATGATCGGATTTACACAGAAAGAGTGCGTTATGACAAGGCAATCGCAGAAAAAGCCATTGTTCGTGGACAACGCATCGCACTGGCAGACCGGATGCCGGAGCCAATCAGTTCAGATCCAAGCTGGTATCAATGCAAGTTTTGCCCAGCACATGAATTTTGTCACAAAACAAAAACAACTAAACATGTAAATTGCCGCACCTGCGCCCACGCAACGGCTAAGGCAGACAGCACCTGGCGCTGCGAGAGGCACGATGCGGATGACATTCCGTTGGATTATCAGCGCACTGGCTGCGAGAGTCATGTGCTGCATCCTGACCTGGTATCTTGGCAAAGGAAGGACAGTTTTGATCAGTGGACGGCAATTTACGTCATTGATGGCAAAGATGTTGCAAATGGCGAGGGTGATGCGCACGTTTACACCAGTAAGGAACTGCTAGCGAATCCTGCTGCTTGCGCTAATAGCGACGATTTTGTTAATGAAATTCGCAAAGATATGGGCGGGAGAATTATTAAATGATGCTCCGCGATTATCAACAAAGAACTTTGGACCAGCTTTACGCATGGTTTGAAGCTGGCAACAAAGGCAACCCTTGTATTGTAATGCCGACAGGCAGTGGCAAAAGTCACATTGTGGCTGCTCTATGCAAAGATGCAATTCAAAATTGGCCGGAAACCGTTGTTTTAATGCTCACCCATGTCAAAGAATTGATTGAGCAGAACGCCGAGAAAATGCAACAGTATTGGCCTGATGCGCCAATGGGAATTTACAGCGCCGGAATGAGGCAAAAGAAACTGGGCAATCCAATCACGTTTGGCGGCATTCAATCGTTGCGAGACAAAGCAAGCGAAATAGGGCACGTTGATCTGATCATCATTGACGAAGCGCATTTAGTTAATCACAAAGAAACGGGCGGGTATCGCAAACTGGTGCGCGATTTGAAACAGATCAATCCCGAACTGCGAGTTGTTGGTTTAACTGCAACGCCTTACCGTTTGGGCCACGGCATGATTACAGATAAGCCTGCAATATTTAGCGATCTGCTTGAGCCAATTGGCATTGAGGAATTAATTGCCAAACAGTTTTTGATGCCGCTTAGAAGTAAACACACAAAAGCAAAACTAGACACTACTGGCGTTCACAAAAAAGGCGGCGAATATATTGAGTCAGAATTGCAAGCCGCGGTAGACACCGACGATAACAACATCAACGTGGTAAACGAAACAATTGGTTTGGCTGGCAACCGCAAAGCGTGGTTGTTTTTCTGCACAGGCGTAAAACACGCCGAGCGCGTTGCAGAGGTTTTGAACGGAAATGGCATTCTGGCCGGCTGCATCCTCGGCACAACACCCAAAAAAGAGCGCGAGGAGATGTTGGCAGATTTCAAGATTGGCAAAATTCGCGCTATTACCAACGCCAACGTGCTAACCACCGGCTTTGATTATCCTGACATTGACCTGATTGCGATGATGCGCCCCACCTTGTCGCCAGGACTATACGTTCAAATGGCAGGTCGAGGAATGCGTCCAAAAAGTCACACCGATCATTGCCTGGTGCTGGACTTTGCTGGCGTCGTGGCTACGCATGGACCGCTTACGGCGGTGCAGCCGCCCAAAAAAGCTGGCGAAGGAACCGGCGTGGCGCCGGTTAAGGTTTGCGACAATTGCAACGAGTTGTGCCACCCGTCAGCAATTGTTTGCCCGTCTTGTGGTCACCCGTTTCCGTTGCCGCCAGCGCCAAAATTGCAATTGCACAATGATGACATCATGGGTTTGTCTGGCGTCAGCATGGATGTTACAGCTTGGAAATGGCGCAAGCATGTAAGCAAAATAAGTGGCAAAGAAATGCTTACTTGTACTTACTACGGAGATTTATCAGATAAGCCAGTAACAGAATATTTGGCAATATTGCATCATGGATATGCAGGAAGAAAAGCCATCCAACAATTATTTACAATGGCAAGAGATTCTGGTTTTTCATTAACAGCAAATGAAACTTTGGATGATTTAGTTGATATGTTTTCTCAAAATAACCCGCCTAAAATAATTAATTACAAAATGGACGGAAAATTTCATCGAATAATTGAAAGGAAATGGGAATGACGCACGAACTACAACGCATTTCAACAGAGCATGAAGAACAACGCGAGCTAGTGCGTTGGTTTCGGCAAACATATGCTGATGTGCGAATATTTGCCATTCCTAATGGAGGTGGTCGCAGCAAATCAGCGGGAGCGCGCTTAAAGGCTGAAGGCGTATCTGCTGGAGTGCCTGATTTGTTTATCCCTGCTTGGCGGCTATGGATTGAAATGAAACGCATTAAAGGCGGCAGCGTTAGTTTGGAACAAAAAAACTGGATCAAATATTTGTCTGAAATTGATTATCAGACAATTATTTGTTGCGGTTTTGAAGATGCAAAAAATCAAATACAAATTTATAAAGGGTTTACAAAATGAGCAGCAACGCATTTAATCAATTAGACAGAGAATATACCGAGCGCGAGGATTACCTGGCTAACAGGGCAGAGGAGCGCATGACGGTAATAAACGCTTGCCCGTTCTGCGGCCACGACGACGTTGAAATTGACGAGATCGAGATCGGCATCATTGCGATATGCTGCCCTGAGTGCATGTGCATCGGCCCGCACCAGGACGGTATCCAGTCGGTCGAAATGGCCATCGAAAAGTGGAACCGACGGAAATGAAAGAATTTCGGCTCAAGGTCAGTGTCAGGAACAACCTGTTGCTGTCGGCAATCGAGGCGCAGGGCTACACCTCGGTTGCCGAATTCGAGCGAGCTTGCGAGCTTGGCTCTGGCAGCATAAATAATCTTGTCGCAATGCGAGAAGCGCCCATCTTGCAAAGCGGAGAGTTTTCGCAGAAAGCAAAGCTGGTTATGGACGTGCTTGGCGCGGCGCCCACTGACCTTTGGACTGAGCAGCAATTGACTATCAAACTCAAAACAAATACCGGAGAACGAGCTATAGATGCAAGCCTTGTGCAGCATTTGCTTGAGCAGAAAAACCGAAACGACT